CCATAATAATTGCTATGTTCTAAAGCAATTTTATAGTCACGTCCAGGAGTATTCGCAAATTCTTCTACGTATTTGAAAAGCCCAGCTGGAAGCTCTTTGTTGCGAACATCATATAAACGAATTTTGCCATCCCAGATTTTGTTTTTGTATGCTGGCATAAATTTGTAACCAGGAACAAAGAACGTAAAAAAATCTGAAAGCTCATTAGCAACAGATGGTTCACATTCAACGTGTAAAAAGGCATGGTTCTTATTATGTATTTTAAGGTCGCTCATCCGCCACTCTCAAACCTTCTCCAATCAATCATATTTTTAATAGTGGAATGTCTCCATCTAATGTTATTTATGATCTCTTCCAGAGTCTCAATTAATGTTTTAATATAATCGATCTTTGCTTGCATTTCTTGAATGTGTGGATCTGCGTTGTAATAATAATCCATTTCACCTTTCAAGATCTTCAATCCATTCAAAGCGTCATATTCCCAACCAAGTTGATCTATTTGATCTTTTGGCATCTTTCCATTGTACCACAACCACTTGTTTTTAAGCAGCACTTTGAATTCCATATCTTTACGCTTCATTTGAAGCTTAGTTATGGAAAGCATTTCTAAATATTTTGCGTGAAGTGATGCAGTTTTCTTTGAAGCTTCATCTAATCTAAGGTCATCAATCTCAGAATCTTTAGCCCACATTTTCAGAACGTTTTCAAGATTTAGCATAATAAAATAAAATATCCTTAAACAAATTTATAATAGCTATAGTTAAATTCAACAACTGCTGTTAAGTAATTTACTGCTTCGTTTGTTACTTCAAATGGTAAAGAAGAAAGACTAGTTGGATGTGCATCAACAAATTGAATTTCTTTTACTACATTGTTACTTGAGTTATATATCACTAGTGTAAGATCACGGTTTTTACGCTCGCCAAGATCTCCTTGGCCAACCATACCAAACATCCAATCATGAATTTCTTGGTAATTAGTAAATGCCTCATCTACTAAAAAAGTTAAAGTAAGTGGTGCATATTCTAATTTATCTGCCGCAATTAATATATTTCTTTTAGGAGTACTCATTACTGCACCAGGAACTGAAAGATCTGGAATTGCGGCAGCTTGAACTGTATATTGAGCATTTGGGTATTTTAAACTATCAATTACCAATCGAAACCCAGAAGGATTTGCAAATGTTTGATTATCTGCTAAATATGAAGTCGGTTCTAATCTATAATTGATTTCTTTTTCGTAAGCCATAGCAATTTTCCATATTAATTACTTTATACTATTTATACAATAAAAAAGGGGCTCCGAAGAGCCCCTTTAAGGTGATAGGGTTAATCCCTATTCTTATTATGCACCTAAGATGTTTGTAACAGCAAAGATACGGTAGTACTGGTTAGCACGATCTGTACCAGTTTCGCTTGAAGCAGCGCCGCCCGCAAATGGGTTAGCAACCATGCCGTAGCGAGTTTTGAAGCCGATACGTGGCTGGAAGTCTTCTTCACCAACTGCACGAACCATTGTTAATGGAACATATGGCGCATAGAAGAGACCTGCATCGTATGGGTTTGTACCACGGTAACCTACGTTTACATAATCCTGTGTTGCATATGGATCGATGTATACTTTTGTACGACCGTTAAGAACACCAGCAAATGTATTACCTGTGTCATCTACGTTCAAGTTAGCTGCAAGTGCTGGAGTGTAGTCCAACATGCCTGCTGCTGCTAGAGCAGAAGCAACGTCTGAGGAACAGATGATGAAGTTACCTTTACCGCGACGTGTTTCACGAGCGATTGTGTTAGCTTCACGTTCGATCTGCATGATCAAACCTTTGAACTTCTCTACTGACCAACGACCGTCTGAGTCACCGTCAACATCAAATACGCCGTTTACAGCAGTGTTAGATGTTTGTGCGCCAAGCTTAGCTTTTACGTTGATTGTACGAATTACTTCGCGGTTGATTTCTGCAAGGATCTCAGCTGACAAGATGTTTGCCAATTCTGATTCTGCATCAAGACCGTGAATTGCTTTCAAGTCTTGTGCAAGTTCCATTGTGTACTCAGCTTTGAGCGCACGTGATTTTGCAGTTACTGATGTTTTCTCGATTGAGAAAGCCATTTCGCCGAAGTTGCCACCTGTGTTACCAAGTGCTTCAACAGCTGAAGTAGCCATACCAGTACCAGTTGCGAATGAATCTTCGATGCCATCGGCTGGAGTAGTATCTGTACCGTATGAACCCAATGAATCGGACGCACCAGCGTGTGAACCTGCACCGGAGTGAGATGTATCTGCTTCACCGAAAAGAGCTTCTGCGCCGGCTTTAGTGCTGTAACGTGATTTCATTGCAAAGATCAAGCCTGTTGGGCCGGACATTGGCTGAACACCAGCTACATCATATGCCATAAGGTTAGGCATTGCACGACGTACAAGTGAGATAAGTACTGGATCGAAAGTATCGATGCCGGCACCAGTTGCGTTAGCAGCTGTTTCGTTAACCATACCGAAAGCGGCACGCTCTTCGCGCATTGCTTTTTCTTGGTTTTCGAGAAGTACCGCAGTTACGGACTTACGGTAGTTGTCTTTGATCTCTGGAATCGCAGCGTTCTCGAGGATCGGCTGCCATTTTTGAGATGCATTTTCTGCATTAAACATTGTTGTTTTCTCCTAATGGGATATTTTTATTTTACTGATTTTGCAAGAGCGGCGGAATATCTTTCCATGATTGGCGACAACTGAACTTCTTCAGTGTTATCGGCATTCATAGATACTTCTGCAGCTTCTACATTTTCTGTTACGGGTTTAGCAAAATAAGATTCTTTCAATGTAGATACTTTTCTTGCGAAAGTTTCTGCATCTTCAAAATCTACATCTTCAGCAAGTGCCTTAAGCTTTTCAGCTTCAGTTACTGCTAAGTCTTTGGATGCTTCTGCTAAGATTTCTGCACGACGAAAATCCGATACTGATTCGCTCAAACGAATATTATCTTCAGTAGCTTTTGTTAGTTGGCCTTCAAGCTCTTGTACTTGCTCAGCAAGATCATCTACCATATCAACTTTTGATTCTGGTACAGTGATGTAATGCTCAGTAAATACACCTTTCAGCGCATCCATAAATGATTCTGCAATTTCAGTGCGTAAACCATTTTCAACTGCTACACGATTTTCTTCCATCCAGTTTTCTACAACGTAGTTTAAGTAACCATCTACTTTTTCTACTAATTCGTTGCGAATACCAGCAGTTTCTTCTTCTAGATTTTGAGTATACTCATCTTCTAAACGATCAATCTCAGCTGAAACTTTGCTTTTTACGGCTGCTTCAAAGATTGTTGCTGCTTTTTCCTGGAATCCTTCAGACAAAGAATCATCAGAAGATACTAAGGCATCAAGGTCAGCTTCAAAGTCATATGACTCTTTTACTTTACCTTTTGTTTCTTTCATTTCTTCTTCATCATCGTCATCGTCGTCATCGCCGTCTTCGTCATCTTTACCCATCATACTTTCGTAAGCGGCTTGTAAGTCGGCTTTTTTCATCTTGGACATTTCTGAGTACATGGCATTAATAATACCGGCCTTAGTTTTAGGAGCCGCTGCTTCTTCAATAGCTTCTTCAGCTACTACTTCTTCAGCTACTTCTTCAACTTCGGCATCTTCCGCGATGCTTTCCTCGTTCTCAACTTCAACTGTTTCTTCGAGGTTATCATCTTGGAGTTCTACTTCAGTAACATCTTCAATGAGATCCAACTCTTCTACTTTGGTCTCTTCAGACATCTATTATACTCCTTGATTGAGAGTTAAAGTTTTGAGAGGAAATCGTTCCACACCTTCAATTGACTCTCGGCCAACTGGGATGAAGATGCACGCTTGATTTCAGTCTCATATTTTTCAATCTCTTGTTTTTGTAACATACCATTTTCCCAGATCCATTCGACGCCTTCCATAATCCCATTAACGAAAGCTTCTGGTGCTGAGGGATCTTGAACAATGTCCACTGTCGCAAGAATGAAATCATTGCCTACGACATTTACTCCGTTACGGTTTACAAGAGTACCCATACCACGACTTGAAACACCCAACTGAACACCGCCTTCGACAAGACCTTTTACAATCTGTCCCATAGGAGTATCTAGTACAAGTGCTTTCCCCATCACATTATTACCATCCCACTTAAGTTCGGTAATACGATGAGAAACTTTATCCAGATTAATTGTAGGTCCTTCAGGGTGATTTAGTTCACCCACAGCTCTACCACGACTAACCTGTTCTGTAACATATTTATTTACGGCTGATTCCATAACTCCGCGAGGATAAACACGGCCGTTTCTATTTTTAGACTCAGCCTGCATAAAGATACCTTCAATGATGGTATTCTTTTTACCGTTCTTTTCTTCGGTAACATAGCTTAGATTATCTTCATAAAGTTCTGTAATAAGCTTCATTTAATTATGCTCCCATAAGATCTGCGAATTCCTTCGCAGACTTTTCTGCTTCTTTAGCATTTTTATATTTATCGTCTAGCAAATTGCCATCGATATAGACAGAAAACTTGGAACCCTTCTGTTTAATAACAGCTTTAGATTTCTTACCAACTTTAAGAGTTTTTACTTCTTTTTCAGAAGCTTCACTCAAAGTCAGTGTCTGTCTCAGTTCCTTGAACTTCATCTGTCCCGATATCCTGTTCTAATTCTTGTGTTACACCATTATATGTATCATTAGCAATTTCAATCTTTTTTGCGTCAATAGCCGCATTTAATTTACTTGCCATTAAATCATTAAATGTATTATTAGCATTAGCAGTTTTTTCATTTGCTAATGCGTCGATTAAATCAATTGTATTAGTCATTTACTCACCTTTTACTATATTTATAATAAATTAAATTTCAAGGTCATCTTCATCTGGAATTTGACCAGATGCTCTTTCGGCATCAATTTGTTTTGACATCATATCTATATCTTCATCAGATTGTCTGAGAATATTCTTTTGAACCCACTCTTTAGAGTAATAATTACCAACATACTCATCTAATTGAGCAAGCAGCTCTAATCTTTCTCTAATAATTTCTGCTTCTTTTAATTCTGAGAAATATGAATCGCGAATAAAGTCGACAGAAATATTTTCTCTAATGTTTCTCCAATCAGTCTCAGTAATAATACCTTTTAAAAGTAACTGAGTTTTAAGGAGATCTAAGAATAACCAAGAGAATTTTTTACGAAGACGGTTAATAAATTTCTGGAATTTAACCTCGTCTCTCGAAATTTCAGTAGAACGTCCAAGTGAGAATTGAGCTTCTTGCTCTAATCTATTTACTGGAACGTTTAATGATCTATATAGCTTTTTCTGGAAGTAGAAAATATCATCAATTTGACCTAGGTTTTCTCCACCTGGTAATGTTGTAATTTCTGTACCTCTACCACCTTCACGCCGTGGGAGCCAGAAATCTTCTAACATTGACATATGTTTACGATCGTCTTTGATTTCACCAGTAGACGCATCATAAACTAATTTGTTTCTATATTGGTTCATAATACCACGTAGGTATTCTTCTGATTTACCTTTTGGAAGGTTACCAACATCAATATAGAAAATACGACGTTCTGGAGCTCTTGATAAGCGATAAATTACCAATGAATCTTCCATCATACGAAGTTGATTCACGGGCTTAATTGCTTTATGCAAGTAGGAAAGAACGTTTTTACGAGATGTATCCAACAAACCTGATGTAGTATATTGAATAGCATCTTTAGAAATCTTTAAGCCTGAATTAGACTTTGTCATTGAAGTATCTTGATAAAGATAATATTCCTTAACGCTCTTAATAATTTGAGCACCAGTCTTAGGATCTTTTTCTTCTTCAATTTCTTTTACTTTACGTATACGTGTAGGATCAATTGGGCGTAATTCTAAAATACCCTTTTTAGGGCTCTTTTCGTCAACAATAATATGGTAAAACAACCGGCCATCAACATACCATTTACGGAATGTTTCGTGTCCGTAATGATTAAACTGCAATAGTTCAACCACATTTTCGAATTCTTGTCTGATAAGTTTTTTAACATTATCAGGTAAATCTAAATCGTCAGTTACTATATCAATTGGCGCAGATTTAGTATCTGATACAATAGACTCATTAATAATATCTTCAATTGCAGCATCACATTCTGGATGCATTGCGATATCTCTATAACGACGGATTAGATCTGCTTCATTTTTAGCTCCTTCAGTTCCAGACAAGTCAATATACTGGCCAAAGTGACCTCCGCCAGCTTGAACGTAACTAGAACCATCATCCTCTAATGGAGCAACAAAAGATTGCTTTTTAGCATCTTCTTTATCTTGCTCTTTTCGCTTTATTTCGAAACCAAATAATTCAGCCATTAAATCTTCCTACGTTAATAATAAGCAGAGGAGATAAACCCCTCTGCTACTATTTATATGCTATTAAGTAGTGGTGTTTGATTCCCAATACTGTACTTGAAGTTCAACTGTGAACTCTTCGATAGCATTTTCATTGTCGAATGAAACATCAATCGCCGCTACGTTCGTTGGCCACATGCCTCGGAATGTATAGCCTTTGACTTCTGTACCATCTTTATCAAGTTGATACACAGATGCATCAGCAAAATAATTCGATGGAGTAACTTCGCCTGTGTTAGCATTATGAGAATTGATGTAGTTCATCCATTTTTCAAATGCATCACGCAATAAGAAGTTTGTGTCATTCAATACCGTTATTGTCCAAGGTTCAAATGTACGATCACCCGCGATTTGAAGTTGGCGTCCACGGAATGGAACAGTGATAGGTGCAATAACAGAAGCTGGAAGCTGAGCGGCTTTGATTAAGAAACCACCTACTTCAGATTCAGCTGCACCAGCGATACCAGCTGGGAAACCCATTTCTACCTTGAAAAGGTTAGAACGTGCGCCACCACCAACTAGTTTTGATTTAAAATCGTCTACGCCTAAGATTGCCATTGTTTATTCTCCTTACGAACCAATGATTTCAGAGAATTCAACGCCAGTGCGAGTCGCGATGAAGTTCAATGTGATGAAGTTAATAGAACGTGCTGGTTTAATGTAGATATCCGCTACGAAACGGTTTGTATCTACAACTTGTCCGGTGTTGTTCGTTGCATCACACACAACTGCGAAATCTGTTAGACCGCGACGACCTTTAACATCACGCAAAAATGGTTCTACCATATTGCGGAACATTGCACGGGTAAATTCGTCATTGAATTCAAATAGTTGATATTTAGCTGCAGTTGCAATCGCTTTTTCCAAGGTAATGAATAGGCGACGTACGTTAATGCGATCGAATGCAGAAGGTTTAGCTTGTGCAGTCTTATCACCGTATAGTACAGTGCCTTGACCAGGGAAAGAAACAATTGGATTAACACGTGCTTTGTACAGGGTGTCACGATCAGCTTGCTTAGGGTTAAAAGCAATTTTTGTAATACCTAAAATCTGCCCACGTGTAAAGCCAGCTGGTGAGAACCATGCGTCTGCAACATTATCTGTGTTTGCGCAAAGACCAGCTATATGGCCAGCAGCTGGAATCCAGCGGTATAAGTCGTTATATTTGTCGTATACTTTAATTGCAGTAGAATCAATTACACCATAAGATGTTGATGTTAATTGATCAGCAAATGCTTTAACATCTGCTGCTGGTGTAGCAGTTCCTACTGTATCTTCAATAGGAGGTGAAATAAATGCAACCGCGTCTTTACGAGTAGTTGCAAGGCTTAATAAATCATTAGCTAAGGTAACATCATCTCCGCCATCTGCTGCAGGTACAGCAAAGATTAGATTTACATCTACAGTTTCAGCATCTTCAAACATATCATATGCAAGTTGAATTTCACCTACTGTAGGAGTATTATCATCTGTACCATCTGCTAAAGATTCTTCGATAATAGCAGTTATAATAGTAGCTAGATAATCTCCAGCCATATCACCTGCGGCAGTTCCAGCATTAGTTAATAGAGATGGATGAGCTCCCCACCAAATATAATCAGAATTTGCATTGATTACATCTTTATAGTAGTTTGATGTTCCTTGTGGTGATTTTGCATCAGATGCTTGAGATACAAACGAAAAAGTTTCTAAAATTGAACCAGCTGAGCCAGTCCAAGCACCATCTTCATCAATTACAACAATATGCATCTCATCGTTAGAAGAACTACGATCAGAAGCCCATTGTGATGATCCTGGTGTAGCATCAAATTCTGATGCATAGCCCCACGCGTCAAATATAGCTGAATCAGCTGGGCACATGGAAACTTTTAATGAGTTACCTAATGTTCCTGGATATTTAGCAACCCACTCTGCGGTGATTGTTGCTTCTTCGTAATCGTCACGATTCTTAATTAGTTGACCAGCACCACCTGTAGTAGCATTAAAATTATCTGTTGCAGCACGTACAACTTTTAATGCGTTACCATAAGTTAGGAAGCTAGCAGCTGTTAAGAAGTATGACGCTGTGTTGTTATCTGGGGTTCCGAAAATCGCTGCAAGTTCTTTTTCTGAACCTACTGTACGAATTTCTTCTACAGGACCCCAGTTGAATGCGCCAGCAAAACCACCAATTGATGTGGATACTGCTGGAATCACATTCGTCAAGTCAATTTCTTTGACCTGAACGCCTGGTGATACTTGAAAAGCCATGTTTATTCCTCTCCAAAAAAGATTATAAGCTCGGGATTATTATATGATATCATAATACGATTGTTTGTCACTCGTATATATTTATAATATTAATAAATTCCAGTATTTACAGTCTCCCAGACCATACCACCTTCTCTTTCATACCTATCTTCTCTACCATCCTCAAAGAATCCAACCGGAACAATTTCTTCTTCCATTGCTTTAATTCTTTCAGAATATAATAAAGACTTCATATCGATATCTGTAAGCTCTGCGAAAAATGCATTTGTTGAAAACCATCCAAATAGAACTAAGTTCATTACTAAATCATCGTGATTACCAGTTGAAGCTTCATAAGAATTACCTCTTGCTTCAAAGGTTGATAGCTCTAAAATAGTTTCTGCGTCGTTAATTGTTAGTTTGCTTTGCTCAATTAAGTCTTTGATATTTGATGTACCAATACGCTTAATTTTACGAGTCATAGTAACACCAATAGAATTGGCTTTTACTGCAGACTCTACAAAAATATTTTCATACTCTAAATCATAGTATAAACCATTACATACAACAGATCCTTGGTCATTACTCTCAATCACAATAAACGCTTCATTATACATGTTAGCATATTTGTAAATAACGTCTGGAAATAACAATGGTGAAATTTTATTATCTTGGAAAACGGCTACTTGTTCGAACGGCCTAACAGACATATCTATAATATTAAATGTAGAGTAGTCTTGACCACGGCCTTTTGCAACATCTACAAACATCATATATTCGTGAACTTCTTCAGGTTCTTTATATATTCTTACCTCAGTACTTTGTTTAATTGGCGGCTTTGCTTGAAGCCCAAGAAGTATTTCTGGAGCGATCAGCGTATTTCCAGTTCCATGGAAAGTGTTTCCAAACTCTTGTTGAAACTGAAGTTCAGAAGTATTATTAACTGTTTGTTGTTTCCAAACTTCATCCCGGCCAGGAACATCCCACCAATCTACTCTAAAGTGTTTATACTCATTTGTTTCTTGAACAGCACCTTCGTAGATTTTATGGTAAACATTCCCAACACCATTTGCGGTACTTGTGATAATGACTCTTGTACTTTCACCTGATGAAACAACCGGATAAGTTGATGTGTAAAACTCGGCATCGTTTTCAACAAATGCAAATTCGTCAAGGAATAGTAAGTTAACTGACATACCACGAATAGAAGAACCAGACGTAGCAGCAGCAATAATGCGAGAGTTATTAGAAAATTCTATTGAGCCTTTATTTAGTGCTTTACATCCAGGCTGCAAAAAGAATGGTAAGTTTTCTAACATTAAGGTTACCCTTGCCAGCATTTCTCTAGCGGTAGAACCTTTGTTAGCTAAAACAGCAATTGTTTTTTCGGGATTAAAGATTGCATACCATAAAATATATGCTACAGATGAAATAGATTTACCTGATTGTCTACATGCTAAAACAATGGAGAATCTATTATCTTCAAAATGTTCAAACATTTTTTCTTGATAAGGATATAGATCAAATGGAACTAAACCTTTATCAAGAGAAATTACTTTTAAATAAGTTCTAGCAAAATATGCAGGATCTCTCATACATTTCGCATATTCTTTTATTTCTTCCTGA